AAAGATCAGAACCTAATCTACCTAAAACTTCTTCTGGTAATAAATCTGCTAAGTTATCAAAGTGTTCGTTTGTGCCTGGCTGGTTTACAGCTTCTGGATCAAAACTAATTGTTGCACCACCATCTTCTTCTTGTGTTACTTCAACATCTTGAGAACCTTGTGCTTCTTCTATGTTGGCTTGAGATGCTTCTACAATCTCTTCTTCACTAGGTAATTCTATTTCTTGCTTTACGTTTGGTAAAGACTTGTCTATTTCTGACATTGTTTTTCTCCGAGTTCGAAACCACTATAGTCTTTTTTCCAGGAACATTCAACCCCTGTGGATGAGGTCCTCTTTCTGGTGGTATCGTAGTTGTTAATTTTTTAGTCATCTAATAACCCTATTCCTTGTATCGCTAATGATGCACCAAGACCAGCAATACCTGCTCTTGATAATAATCTTAATGCAGGTTTGGACATACCAAGTCTAGCTGCTTTTCTAAGAGTTGGACTTAGCCCTCTTGTTAATTTGTCTGTTTGTTCAGCAAATATTGGGTACGTATAGTTTAATGGATCTGTTCCGATATCTGCTAGTGAGTCCCCTTCAGATACCTGTCTTGTAATATCTAATGCAGCTAGTGGTGCTAAAACTCCAGGTGATGCTGCAATACCAAGTCCTCTACCCAATACTCTTCCACCAGTTCTTATTAATCCTTTTTGTTCAACACCTAGGCCTCTTGATCTACTAGCTTTGATTGTTGATGGCGCACCAAGTGCTGTTGATGCAGCTAACGATGCTCCAACTGCAGGTAATTGAAAATCTAAAATATCCGGTCTTGTCATGTCTTCTGAGATAGGTTGTGTTACCATATCAACCAACATATTTTTTTGTTGATCTTCGTTTGATAGATAAGTTGTTGGATCATCATTCTTAAATAATTTAACAAGTCCTACCGCTGTTCCTATACCAGCTCCAATACCAAATGTTTTAAAACCACCTGATCTTAAAAATCCTAATGCTGAAGTTTTAAATTTATCTAATCTACTTGCATCTTGTGCTAATTTTTGTGGATTTTTTTCTATAGCATCTTCAACAGCTTGAACACAACTAACAGTTCCACCGTCTTGTTTTTTACTTTTAACTATACTACAAATAGCACAATTTGCTGCTGCATCAGCTCTTACTTCATCAAACAATGTAGTCTTTTCAAAAACAGACATTGCCTTTTGACCTTGACTTAATAATTTTGGAATGTTTCTTTCATTTATTTCTGGAGTAGTACTAGACGCTGTAAATATACCATCGGTAAAATCAAATTTTATATTTTTAACAAGATTAGGTAATCTTGATTTTGTAAGTTTTAATCTATCTTGTATTTGTTTTTGAAGACCTGGTTTATCTGCTGGATCTGCATTTGAATACTGATCTGCTAAACCACCTGGTCTAAAAATTGGAAAGTCAAAATTTTGTGCCTTCCAGTTATTTACTGCAGGTGAAACATAGCCATCTATTTTAGCTCTAACACTTATATCAGTATATCCTCTATCGTATGCTGCTATAGGTAAACCATGTTCTGCAACAAAACCTTTAGTGCCAAGTTTTTCTGTTGCACCTGTGGTAAAAAATCTTCTAGCTATATCATTATAGTATCTAATTTTTTTAGGATCAGTTTCTTCTGAAGCAAACCTTGTAAATCTACCAAAGTTATAATCTCTTCCATACAATGTAAAAGATTTTTTTAAAGATGTAGGAATTTTATTTGTAATGTCTCCTGTCTGAACTGCTTCAAGTATTGGTTTACCACCAGTTGTTTTATTTGTAACTTGACCTGTTTTAGCAAGATATAAATTTTTTAATCTTTCTTTAAAACTAGTTCCATCGTTTTGCTCGTATAAAGTTTTTAATTGATTAGGAGTTACCTCTGGATTTTCATTTGCAAGTCTATCTAATAATTTTGTTTCGTTAAAGACTTTAAAATCTCCTCTAGCTCTTCCACCCTTTACCTCTAAAAAATTCTGTTTTAATTCATCTACAATTTGAGTAACAGGTTTTCCTGCTATTACAGTAGGGACCTGCAAACCTGAACGATCTGAAAGACGTTGGCTGCCTTCTAAATAATTTAAAAAAGTTCTAAATGCTGGTAAACCCTCACCACCTTTTGTGCCCTTTATTGCAAACTCTGGTAATATCTTTGCAACGGCAGATGGTTTAATAGATAAAACATCTCCATTATTTTGTCTTAAAACATTTTGAAGTGTGAATACAATTTTGTTAGTTCTATAGTTGTCGTATGTTGTAATACCTTTTTCTGCTAAGACTCTTGCAAATAATGGTTTTGAAATGCTAGGTTTCTTGTATCCCTTAGTTTTTATTTCTTTAAAAATTTTATCGACAGCACCTTGTTTAGTTAAATGTTTTATCGGCTGACCATTAATTTCACTTGTCGTAGTGTATTTATCTATAATAGATGCTATTTCATCTAAAGCTTCTTGACTTGGGTTTTGTATTCTATCTAATTCTATTTGCGGAGTTACGGCCATTACACCTCCAGGATCTTAGCTAGGCCACCACTTCTAAATCCAATACCTACTTCTATGCCAAGTTGTTTTTGAAGTTCTCTAATCGCATCTGGATAATCGTCTGGGTTTTTTAAAACTTTATTTAACTGTTTAAAGTATTCTGTCTTTTCTTTTCCAATTAAAGTTTTATCAGTGCCAAGACCTGCAAACGCTCGTGATATATCTTTACCTGTAAAACCATATTTACGTAAAGCTTGGAAACCCATTCTTGCAGCACCTCCAACAAAGAAAGGAACACGTCCACCATCTGCTTTATTAAATATTTCAGATAATCTTTTTATTTCAGCTATCTCATCGGCAGAAAGATCTTCACCCCTTTGTACTTTATCCTCTAACATTTTTAATCGACCCATAGTTGTTTCACCAGCTGTAGGATTTAAAGCACCTCTATCATATAGTCTTTTCATGTAAGCCATTTCTGCTTCTTGTTCTTTAACCATAGCTTTCAAAAATTCTTCTGTTTCATCACCCATTACTACAAAATTTTCATCGTCATCTAAAAGTTCTCTGTAGTAGTCATAGTCAACACCTTTTTTAGGATTACCAATTTCTGTTCGTTGCATATTTTCTAATCTTAAATTTCCAGATATTCTTTGTGTTCTAGCTTTTTCTTTTTTTAATAGTTGTGCTAATCCCTCCAGACCACCTTTTACAATTTTACCTCTACTGTAACCAACTCTACCACCATCTTGAAATTCAAACTCTTCTGGGTTAACTGTTTTTGGATCAAACATTCTATCAGTTACTGATCTACCTCTGCCATCTTTAACTCTTACAAGTCTTTCTGCAAATTTTTGAATGTCGTTTGGATTATTTATTTTTGCAATCGCCGTTGCAACTTTTGGTCCAAAATATTTTTGTACTAATAATAATGGATCACCTAATCCTCCACCTCCACCTTCAGTCATAAATCTAAAATCATCTGCTTCCATAACTGATGATAAAGTTGGACCTGTTGGGAACTCTGGATCTTCTAAATCTTTTATTCTATTTAAAAACTCTCTAGCATTTGCTCTGACAGTTGGTTGAGCTGCAGGTGTTACACCTGCATTTAAATAAATTGTATCTACTAATTCGTTTACAATTAAATTATTGTTCTGAACATTTTTAATTGATTCTAAACCTTTACCTGTTGGTAAAATAGTATCTTCAACATTAACACCTTCAGCTTTTGCCATATTTCTAAATGTTTCATCTGCCGATTGAGTTGGTGCTGCAATATCATCTGGTCCTCCACGTGAACCTGGAGGTGGTAAATCGTCTGCTGCTCTCAAAGACATCAAACCAGCTTTATCTAAGTCTCCAGTTCTTGTAGCAAGGTCAACAACATTTTTTGGTTCTGCAGGTGGAAAATAAACATTCTCCATCTTTTTCATATTAGATAATAATTTGTTTGCTTGAATATCATTTAACTTACCAGACACGGCATAGCCTATAGAACTTGTTAATTCTTCTACTGCTTTTGATTGTGGTAATATAGCTAACGCTTCTTCGTTGATGTCCATGTCTAACATCAACTCCGGTGATTTACCTTTACCTAAAAAACTTACGTTAGTTTTAGTTCCAAGAACGTCATTAAGGTTACCACCTAATTTTTGAAACGATTGAACGATTGCGTTTATAAGTTCTCGTCTAGCCATAATATTCTAATCTACTCCTATCCGGCAGCGGTTCATCTTTGTAAGAATCTTTGTTACGAACTAAGCCACCTTGTTTAATACGCATAATCGCTTGAGTCATAGAGTCAACATAGTCATCGTGATCTCCATGCGGAAACGCAGCGCATTCTTCCACAACTTCCTGAGCAAAATGTTGCTGCATAGGAGCCCATATCAAACCTATCACAAAAAGCGGTGATACTGAATTTACTCTTGCATGCTTATCATTTCCTCGGCTCGGTGTAAAGTTAACAACTGGGATTCCCATATCTCTCAGCTCAGCTGTGAGAGGCACTCCTGATGCCTTTGCCTCGATAATTACCATGTCAGGACGCCAGAATAAATACTCTTCGTGAGCAACTTTCTTTAGTTCTGGAAACTCGTATCTATCCTTAAAAGCGTTTAGTAATATTATTTGAGGGCTTTCGTCTTCTTTTTTAAACACTCCCCATGTCGTTATTGCACTATAGTCGGCAGATTCTTTTTTAAGAAAAGCTGTATCATAA